TACGACTTGTATCGCCCATAAAACAATAATTTCGATGGCCGCAAACATTAAAAGCACAAAGTGCGCACAAATACTCTCAAAACACGCCTCTCCATAATCTTTACAGCCGTCACCAAAAATTGCAGGAAAAACCGCAAAAATCCAAAATAAAGCCAATATTGTATATGCTAAATATTGCTCCATCACTTAGTCTCCAACAGCTTAGTTAAATGCTGATGCTTCTTACGAAGTTCAACACCAGTATTAGGGTTTTTAACCTTAACAGGATATTTCACTTTTGGCATAGTATCAAAAAATTCACTTAGTTTTTCAAACTGTTCGTGAGACATAGAATCAATGAAATCATCCAAGTCCTTTTCTTCCATATCGTTTCGCACATATACATTATCTGCATCATATATTTGATCGACACAACTTTTGATAATTTTAAAAGTAGAAGCAGCTTCATCTTTTGTGTCTATACCAATCATCATATCTACTGTAGGATATTTCATAATGATACCGATTGTATCAGTTAGTGCAATCTTTGTATCGTGTCCTACTTCTTTCACACAGTTAATCTCTTCAAGAGGTACATCTACCTCTACTTCAGTTTCACCATCATCAGGACATTTGACTTTTAGTTTTGCAACCTCACCGACTGATTTTGATCTCAGTTGTAAGAATACATACTCTAAATCAAACAGAGGCATATTCTTTGATACTGCCTCAAATGTACATGCAGATACAATATTTTGTACTGCTCTAATCATATCTGATTCTTTGCCTGTTTGTTGGGCAATCATCAGTGTTTTTTCCTCTTTTACAAGGAATGGACGGTATTCAACTTTTTGTCCAGTTGAAGGGAGCGTCAACTCATATTTGCTCGTAGAGAGCTGTGGTAATGCCATAATATTTCTCCTATTGCATTATAAAAATTATCTTGGGCCATTTCTAATCACATTTCGTGCTGATTGAATTGGATCAATTGTTGTTAGTCTTTCTTGTACTCTGCTTCTAGCAAATCCCATAAATGCGTCATCATATGAAGAAAATGGCATTGTTGGTATTTGCAATTGTCTTGGGAATTTGCCAGCATCTCTATCTCTTATTGAAACTGTATCTCCATCTGCATTTAAAAATTCTATATCTTTAAATGAAAATGATACTTCTTGTTTTGCCAATTCGTTAACACTATTTTGTGAGAATTGAATCGGGCCTAAAGTTTTTGGGAAACACTCATTTAGTCTTACGCCAGCACCTCTTTGTTCATTTTTATCAAGTTGGAAAATAGCTATTGGTTTTATGTATGATTGATAATATTCTAAATCATATGTATTTGGTTTAACAATATAGTCCATCCACTGGTGTATGTAATGTTTTTCAAAGTGTTCTGCTGACAATAGAATCGTCATGTTGACTTCTTCTGCATATGTCAATCCTTGTGCCATTTCGTGTGTTGGCCCATAGATATTTTCATTTGTTGTAGAACGGATGTTCTTGCCTGGCATAGTTACACCCTCAACTCTAAATGAAAAATGTCTATCATCTGCGATATTTGGGTTTGCCTCAAATGGTGAGAAAATTTCCAACTCAAATCTATTAAGTTGTGCCTGTCCGCCGTACCTATCAAAACTTGATATAAATTGATCTAATGCTGCCATTACGTTCTCCTAGGCTGACCAATTGTTTTTCTTGAATCAGCATATACTTGTGTTTCTCTCGCTCTTACAAACCTCTGCACTGGTAACAAAACTGCAACCATCATTTCTTCTGCATCAATTCTACGGAATGTTCCTTTTACATGGTCTGCAAGATACCTCTTCACTGTAGGTTTTACCATTGGGTTTCTTTTGATACGATTCCATGTTAAACGAATTCTAGTTGTTTCGTCCATTCTATCATTCGATGCATATTCCTGTACCACATTCAATAGTTTTAATCTCATAGGTATTGAAAGATAGTGAAAGTTTAATCCAAGAAAACCATCTCTATATGGTTCAATGGGTAATACTAACGGAAACCTGTCATAGTAAGGTAACACCGACTCATTCATCTTATTTTTAGGATCATACATGAAAAAGTTCATAGTACCAAAGGTTGGACGCCCAGTTACAACTCCTTCACGAACAAGTGTAGCTGGTGGAACTTCACCAAGTTCACGCACCTTATCACGAAACCAACGAACACTACGTTCCTTGCCTCCTGTTTTTTCTAGTATGCCTTCAATTATCTTTGTCATACATGTATTTATACAGATTATCCAAGATGGTCTTCAGTTAGTATTTTAAATTCCATCTGTCTATCGTTGCACCATTCTATTGCTGCTTCCCACTTTGCTTTATTTACACCCCATGTACGGACTTCTTGGACAAATCTTGGTGTCTTGCGTTTTGGTGTTTTGGGTGGGCCACATTGTGCTTTGGGTTTTACTTCTATCAACAGTTTTTTGATAGAATTATCTTTCTGTTTAACCTTTACATAGAAATCTGGGAAGTAACGATGGTGTCTACCATCTAGGGGAGATATATATGGTATAATGATTTCTTCACTGCCCCATTCAAGGATAGCGTCATTTCTGTCACAATAAACCATAAACTTACGTTCCCACAAACTACGATAAATAATTTTACTAGGATCACCCTTATATTTTCTTGGTTTAGATGGAATATATTTGCCTCTGTATGCCATGTCTATATAAATACTTTCACAATGTATAGGACTATTTAGATATGGCAGTATTAAACAATTTAAAAACAGGACAGGCTAGTAAACCTATCCTAAAGTATCCATCCAATCTAACATCAGAACAAGCAAACTATTATGTACAGTTTGATATTAATGTTCAGCAAAAATCTAAAATACAATTTGGTTCAACTGCATACTCTACAGAACCATTGGGTAGAGGGGATGAATTTAGTACCATGTCTGTTCCTAGAGCACCAACAAGAAAACTTGGTTCGTCTATCTGTTTGTATATGCCATCTCAAATAGAACTTAGTCACAAATCAACTTATGGTGAAGCAGAGATTGGACTTGCAGTTGCTACAGCACTTAGTGGTGTAAAGGCAATTCAAGGAGAGGGATTCGATGTTAAGAAAATGTTGGATCAAGGAGGCGAAGAAGTTAAGAAAGCACTAACTGGTGTTTTAGAAGCAACGATTGCTCCAGGCGCTCGGGCTGCACAACAAATTATTGATGGTAAAGTTACCAACAACAGAACAGAGATGAAGTTTGAAGGTATTGATAGACGTTCTTTTCAATACACATTTAGACTCTTACCAAAAACATCAGACGAAGCACGAGAAATAGAAGAGATTGTTACTCTATTTCGATATCACTCACTGCCTGAATTTGAAGGTTCTACTGGTTCTGGTAGAACAATGGTAGTTCCATCTACATTCAATATTACATACCATCCGAATGTTCATCTACACAGAATTGGTGAGTGTGCGTTAGAAGCAGTAGATGTAAAGTTTGGTGGAGATCGTCCACAGTTCTTTAAAGATCACCAACCAGTAGAAACTCAATTGACTTTAACCTTCAAAGAACTTGATCTTGTAACAAAAGAAAAAGTTGCGATAGGATTCTAATATGTCATACTTTAATAATTTTCCAAAAGTAAAAGTTGATATGCACGAAGGTGCTAATCAAGTACTAGTCACAGATATTACTAGAAGAGTAAGATTTTTTGACATGGTAAAAAGTAATAATGTCACTTACGATTACTATGATGTAAAATCTGGTGAAACCCCAGAATATGTTGCAAATGAATTTTATGGTGATCCACTATTGCATTGGGTTGTTCTGTTAGTTAATGATATTCAAAATGTATATGATGGTTGGCCAATGGCAGTGCAACAGTTTGAATCCTATGTACATGCAAAATATGATAATGTTGATGGTATTCACCACTATGAGATACCACAGACATCTGGTGACACAACAAAAGTTATTGAAATTCCAAACGATCCAGCAAATACCATACCGTCAAATGCAGTAATAGTTACTAACTATGAACATGAAGAAAGAAAAGAAAATGTCAAAAGAAGAATTCGTTTGTTAAAACCAGAATTTGTAAGACAAGTAAAACAGGAATTGAAATCTAGATTGCGTGGTAATTAATAATGGCAGATATACAGTATGCTGGTGAATATA